TTAGCTATGCACGGTAATAGTTTCGTGTTAGTAGATAAAGACAGACAAGGCAGACCAATACAGCTTACACCAATACACCCAGAAAAAGTCAAAGTAGAAATGTCAGACGGACAAAAAGTTTATATGCTACAAACTAAAAAAGGTTCTTACGATAGAAAAATAACAAGCGACAATATGTTACATTTTGTGTGGTATTGCTATCCCGGTCAGTTAATAGGTGTAAGTCCACTTCGCACCAATTCAAATACCTATGGACTTGCATTGGCTATGGAAAGACATATCGCACAGTTTTATGGACAAGGTGGTACACCAAGTTCTGTATTAGAAACCGACAGGGACTTAACAGCTGAACAAGCAAATATCTTAAAAGAAACTTGGTTAGGTAATCATAATAGAAATAGAAAACCAGCAGTTCTTACTGGTGGGTTAAAATGGAAAGCTATATCAGACGCAGCAGGAAACGAACTTATAGCTGCAAGAGATCAGATTGTACACGAGATTGCAAGAGTATTTAGAATACCAGCACATTTGTTGTTATCTAAAGACGGTTCAAATGTTTATTCAAATATTGAAAGTAATGGACTTGCTTTTATTAGACATACATTGTTGCCGTGGATTAGAAGAATAGAAGACGGATTTAGCACATTATTACCGGGTAAACAGTTTGTTAAATTAGATACAGATGAATATAGCCGTGGCGACCAACTAAGTAGAGTTAGGTCATTTCAAGTAGCTGTTAGTTCTGGAATTATGACACCAAACGAAGCAAGGGCAAAAATGGATTTAGAACCTTACGAGGGTGGCGACAAGTTCTACATTGGTTTACAAGGTGCATTGGTAGATCCAACATTACAACCACAAGGCATAGACGAACACGACCCAACAAACGAGTTACCAAATGATTAGTCAAAGTATTGAAGTAAACGACACAACAGCAACAAAAATTATAGATAGCGTAAATTTTCATCAACAAATATATATTCACAACGAACACGGTTCAGCTATATATTTAGGTGGTTCTAATGTTACAACAAGCACAGGATTTGAACTAGCAAACAATGCTTCAACTACAATGCGTATTCCACAAGACAATGAATTGTATTGTATTGGTTCAAGTGCAACAGGAAATGTAATAGTAGTAAGGCCAGATTAATGCCATACGAAATACAAATGGACAATGAAGATTGTAAAGGACACGCAGTAGTCAAACTTGATGATGGTAGAATTATGGGTTGCCACGAAACACACGAAGAAGCTGAAAAACAATTACAAGCAATATTAATTAACGAAGCTAAACAAAAAGAAGAAGAAAATAGTTTAGATCAAGAAACAGAATTACGACAAGTAGATAGAACACCACCTAAATTTATGCAAGATAATGCACAACGTGGTTTAGATAATCTTAATAAGGCAGGGGACGGTTTAACTGAAAAAACAAAACGTGAAGCTAGACAAATGGCTAGTGGCGAACAAATTAGCATAGATAAAATCGTACGTATTGCAGCGTGGCATAAAAGACACATTAGCGATTTAGATAGAGAAAAAACAAATCCACAAGATCCAGATACTTGGGTAGCTAGTGATGTTGCATTTTTATTGTGGGGTAGCAATCCGTGGACAGAACCTATGAAAGCAGCAGATTGGGCAGATAGAAAAATTGCACAACTTGTTAGTGAGGGTGAATTAGAACCTAGAAAACAAAAAAATAAAAAAAAGGAGTTTAGATTAATGGATAAATTTGACAAAGTAATTTCTATATCACAAACACTTGGTATGCAAAAAAGGTCAACTATTCTAAAAACAATGGAAAGACAAACTGAAAATAGAAGTTTTACATTTAGTGCAGTAGAGCAAAGAAGCGAAGATAATACAGATACTTTATTGTTTACTGGTTATGCGTCAGTATTTGACAAACCGTATGGCGTAAGAGATAGCCGTGGACAATACAACGAAACAATTAAACCCGGTGCATTTAAGAAAACATTAAAAGAACAAGATGACGTTAGATTTTTAGTTAATCACGACGGTATTCCATTGGCAAGAACTTCGTCTGGTACATTACAGCTTGAAGAAGATGATTATGGTTTATTTGTACGAGCCGAACTTGATCCAAGCAACCCAACTGTTGCAGAAGTATCAAGTGCTATGAAGCGTGGCGATTTAAACGAAATGTCATTTGCATTTGCAGCAATTAAAGATAATTTTGACCAAAACGGTGAAAACAGAGAAGTAAACGAAGCAAGACTATTTGACGTATCAGTAGTAACATATCCAGCTAATCCGTGGGCAGGTGCAAAACTTCGTGGTATAGATATAGAGAACTTGCACAAAGAATTAGTTGAAGCAAGAAGTGGGGAACAAGCTACAGAGATTTTAGAAAGTTTTATTAACCAAGTCGCTGAAAGTGATGACGTTGATAAAAAGCGAAGCAATCCTAAAGTGGATTTATTAAAACTGAAACTTGAAAGGGACGGTATTCGCTAAAAGACGTATAGCCGTGGTTATAGCCGTGTATCACACTTGACTACCACACTCTACGCAGAAGTATAAGAAAATAACAACAAGGAAATTAAATTGAAAAAATTAATTGAAGCTAGAGAAGCTAAAGTAGCTGAACTTGACGGTCTTGTTTCTGAACTTGATGAAATGGAAGCAGGGGAAGATTTTGATAGCAAATTTGCTAGATCAAATGAACTTCACGCTGAAATCAAAGAGATGAACGAAAAGATTGAAGAAGCAAGAGAAGCAGCTGAAACTTTGAAAGCAGTTAAAGAAAGCAGAAATGCACTTGGTGTTGAGGACGAGGACTTAGGCGATAAAGAAGCTGTTGTAGAAGTAAACGAGCCAGATTTGTATAGAGAGGGTGGCGACCACTCTTTTATTGCAGACGCTTGGGCAGCTAGATCAGGCGACTTTAAAGCACAAGAAAGACTTAACAAGCACCAAGATTTTGAAGCTAGAGATGTTGGAACTGGTGCTTTTACAGGATTAGTTGTACCTCAATACTTAGTAGATGAGTACGCACCAATCGCAAGAGCAGGTTCACCATTTTATAACGCTGTTCCTAAAAAGGACTTACCAGCGTTCGGTAACAAAATTGAAATATCCAGAATAACAACTGGATCAGCAGCAGCAGAACAAGCTAGTGAAAACTCAGCTGTTCAAGAAACAAATATGGACGACACCTTATTGACAGTCAATGTTGATACTATTGCAGGTCAGCAAGACGTTTCAAGACAAGCACTTGAAAGAGGTGGACAACCGGGTTTCTCATTGGAAAACATTATATTCCAAGACTTAGTTGCAGCTTATTACACAAAATTAGATAACCTTATGATTAACGGTTCTGGTTCATCAGGACAACCATTAGGTATATCACAAGTTTCTGGTATCAACCAAACAACTTATACAGACGCAAGTCCAACAGTTGCAGAGTTATATCCAAAACTTGCAGACGCAGTACAGGAAATCAATTCAAATAGATTTGCACCAGCTACTGCAATCCTTATGCACCCAAGACGTTGGGGTTTCTTAACAGCAGGTGTGGACAGTTCAAACCGTCCATTAGTATTACCAGCTGGTAACAACCCAGACAACGCAGCAGGTGTTGGGGACGCAGCAGCTTATGGTCAAGTTGTAGGTAGTGTTCTAGGATTACCAGTAATCACAGACGCTAACATTAGAACTGATCTAGGTGCTGGTACTGAAGACGCTATTTATATAGCAAAAGTTGATGACCATATCTTATTTGAAGATAATTTGTTCCAACTTAAATTTGAAGAAACAAACGCAGGATCATTAACAACTAAAATGGTTGTTTATGGTTACGTTGCTTTTGCTTCTGGAAGATATCCAAAAGGAATATCAGAAATCGTAGGTACAGGACTTATTGCACCTACCTTTTAATTAAATTATGGTTTCGGTGTGTTGGGCAACTAACACACCAGACCATTTAGGAAAGTATTATGGCAAAAGATAAAGAATTAATAGAAGCATTAAAAAAAGAATTAAAACACTATGAAGTCTATGGAAAGGCAGATCGTGCTGAAGAAGTTAAAAAAGCAATTAAAGCAGCTGGTGGAAAAGTTGAAACAAAATCTGCAAAACCTAAAGCTGAAAAAAAAGTAGAGAAAAAGAAGTAATGCCAAAACATTACGGTAAAAAAATGAAAGGTGGCAAAGGTAAAGGCCGAAAGAAAGGTAGATAATATCTTATGGCAATTACTAATGGCTACTGTACACAGGACGAATTAAAGACGTTTGTTGGCATACCTACAAGCGATACAGCAGACGATACTTTAATTGATGACGCAGTAAATGCAGCTAGTAGGCAAATAGACGCTTTTTGTGGCAGGTATTTTTATCAAGACGCTACAACTTCTGCACGTAAGTTTTTTACAGATGATTTATACAGATTACGTGTAGATGACATTTCAACAACTACCGGGTTAGTTGTTAAATATGATGATGATGATGACGGTACATACGAAGAAACCGTTGCAAGTTCAGATTTTCAAGTATTACCAATCAATGGCATAGTCGGTGGTATTACAGGCAATCCATTTTATATAGTAGAACTTATTTCAGACGGTAATCACGAGTGGCCACTAGATTATTCAAGTAACAGACCACGTGCAGAAATAACAGCACGTTGGGGTTATGCAAGTGTTCCAGATCAGATTAAACAAGCTACATTGATGTTAGCTAGTGAACTATTTGCTATGCGAAACGCACCACTAGGCGTTGCTGGTGTTGGTGATTTTGGCGTAGTCAATATTCAACAAAACAGAGAAATAACACGATTAATTGCACCGTTTCGTAAAGGCACAGTTCTAGGTGTTTCTTAATGGCTACACTTGCCGAGATTAGGGACGGTTTAAAAACAACTGTAGGCAACATAAGTGGACTACGTTGTTACGACACAGTTCCAGATAACGCAATAAACTTCCCAGTTGCAATCTTTATACCAACAGAAATACAGTTTGATTTAGCTATGCAAAGGGGAACTGATCTATATACATTTGATATGTTAGTTGCTGTTCAACGTGCAGATAGTAGAACAGCACAAGATAAATTAGACGCTTTTATTACAGGTAGTGGTTCATCAAGCGTAAGACAAGTAATATATAACAATAAGACTTTAGGACTAAGCGATACAGACGCAAGGGTTGTAAACGTTAGTAATTACGCAGCAGATGTTAATTTAAACGGCATAGACGGTGTAGGTGCTAATTTAACAATAGAGGTTTATACGAAAGGATCATAATGGCTAAATATAAGATTATAGGCAATAAAAAAGTTATGGATAAACTAAAAGGCGACACAATAACTATTGATGATGAAAATGTTGCTAAGTCATTAATAAAAGGTGGACACATAGAACCTATTACTATTAAAAAAAGACGTGCTAGAAAAAAAGACGGCACATTTAAAAAAGATGATAAAAGTACACCAAATATTAACGAAGCGTGGGAAGAAGTAAATGGCTAAATTTGTATTTAATGACGGTAAAGTATTTAGTGGTGGTTACGACTTATCAGACCACGTTACTAGCGTAAACTTAGAAATAATGGCCGAAGAACTAGACGCTACAACAATAAACAGTGGGGGCTTTAGAGAGGTTTTAGGGGGGTTACGCGATACTAGCTTAACAATGGACGGCTTTTATGAAGCTGGGGGAAATAAACCAGACGCTTTACTTGGTGCTTCTGTAGGCAACGAATTGATTGTTACAACAGTACCAGAAGCAGGTGTAGGCAATACAGCTTACTTTATGAAATCAAGATTATTTAGTTATCAAATGTTTGGTGCAGTAGGTGAGATAGCACCATTTAGTATTACAAAATCGCAATCAGATGACGAAGTGGTTCAAGGCAAAATAGAAATAGACGGTGCATTAACTGCAACTGGTAATTCAACCGGGGTACAGTTAGGTGCAGTTGGATCTACAGAAAAAATATATGTGGCTATACATTGTACTGCTGTTAGTGGTACATCAACACCAACAGTTACGTTTAAATTACAATCAGATGACAACGCTAGTTTTACAAGTCCAACTGATGT